GTCTGGCTCGTTGGTGTCGTATGTGCCACGGTTGCCGATAGAACTCTTGACCGCGTTAGGGTTGTAGGACACCACCTCAGACAAGTCGCCGTCTCGGTATTGCATCAGGCCGTCGTAGCCTTGAGCCTGCGCACGTTGCTGCACCTGCTTGCCGATGTAGCCCTTGTCCTCATAAGCCCTCTCAACCATACGGGCGGCCTTGTCTTCATCCATCCCAAGCTTGGTCAATGCAAGGACCATGGGGTCCTGCCCCCGACTTTCCATGTGCAGCTCAAGCGGGTTGCGTATCTGAGCATGGACGGGCAACATATTGCCGCCCTCTTGCGAGGGAAGAAGATTGCCAGAGTTGCGCTGATTCAACGCCTTTAGACCGATGTCCTGATGAAGCGGATTACGCAACATCATCTCAATGGCCTCGTCGTTTGCAATACCGCTGTAACCGCTTGCATGGGCCGAGCTAGGGGTCAGGTACACCCCGGAGCCTAGAGCGCCTTCCTTGCTGGGTTTAATGCGGCGGATGGCCTCTTTGCCCTTACCGCCCTCGGTTGCGGTCGTGCCGTGGTACAGGACCATGGGCGTTTTGCTCTCAGCAAGGAACTTGGCCTTGTTGGCTTCGCGTTCGGCAGCAGGCAGCACCTTCTGCGCACCCATCATTTCATCCGCCGCTTTGCTGGCCCTCTCTAGCGCACCCATCAAGCCCTTGGCAATCTTGCCGCCGTCGGCCTTATGGACCGCGCCGCCCTCTTTGTACAGGTAGCCCTTGCCTTTGATAACGTCGTCCATCACCTGCAATGGGTTCTGACCCGTCTGCTCGGCGGTGCGTTTGATCATGCGCTCGAGGTTGTCGATGTACAGCTCTGGCTTGGTCTTCAATGCGGTGACGTCGGCAGACCCATACCAGCCCAGCGCTTGGGCTTCGGCTGGGGATATGTCATGGCGCTTGGCCCCGCGCTGCCACAGGTCCTCAAAGCCTGCGTACTCGGACCCGGAAGGCGCGGCCTCCCAGAATCCGGGGCGGTCTTTGGCTTCCTTCAGGGACATGCGGCCCTCGGCCACGTCACGTCGTGGGAAGTGGGTTGCGATTACGTTGCCCTCTTCGTCCTTCTCAACTAGCTTGGATGCCAGCCAGCGGGGATCGCCGCGCTCGATGATAGGACCACGCACTGCGTTGACGTCCACCGTCACGGGCTTGAGGTTGCCGAGGTAGTTGCGGTAGAACGTGCCCAGCTTCTTGTCAGGGGGCAGTGCGCCCATGATGTCGCCCGAGGCGATCTGCTTGCCACGACTGAAGATGTCGCCCTGCGCCAGTGAGCCGTAGCCAAGCGGCAGCTCGATAGGCGTGCCCTCTGGCATCTCCTGCTTGCCGCGCTTGATCTTGTTGGTCAGCAGGAAGGCGTCGTCGGGCAACTGGCCCGTCTTGCTCAGGTAGTGCAGGTAGGACCCCATCTTGTTCTGCTGGTCTACCGGGTTGCGCTGAGATGCCGAGGCCAGTTGCGCAATGAGGGTGTTGAATTCGTCGGGGCTGAGTCCAGCGTCCATAGCCACCTGACGCAATGGCTCAGTGCCGTACCACTCCTGCACGTTCAGGTCCTTGCCCTTGTTGATCAGCTTGTCCACCTTCTTGCGGGCAGTGGGGCTGTCAAGCAGGTCTTGCATGCGCTCGGTGTAGGCGGGCTGCTTGCCCTCGGCACGGGCTTTGTCTACCTTGGGCATGCGGGGCAGGTCCTCCTGCTTGACGCCGGGGATGTACATACCCTGCGAACGGGGCATCAGGGGCAACCCAGTGCCGTGGGGTGAGGTCATGGGCGCTTGCTTGGCCTTCATGGCCTCCTCGAGCTTGCCTGCGGCCTTCTTGACCGCAAGGATCTCGTCAGCTTGCTTGCTGGCGTCGGCTACAGCGTCGGCGATCTTCATGCCCACACCCATCTTGCCGCCCTTTTGCATATTGACCGCGCCACCCTTGGCGTAGTTGTGCGCCTTCTTGTGCCAGACGTCGGCTCGGTCCTTGTGCGATTCAGGGACGCCACCACCAGCCATGGCCCACTCTCGGAGGGACTGGCTCTTCTTGGGAACCGAATCGGTTTCGATTAGCTTTAGCTTCGGTAAGTCAATTTGTTTAATCGGCTTGATGGAATTTATGTAGCTGGGCATGCTCATTTACCTTTTGCTGGAATTAAGTCATCATAAACGCTGGCATCTGTCAAGTCCACCCGTTGATCTAGCCAGCGCTCGAACATGTCACGCGCCCACGCCTTGTCGACAGGCTCACCCCATGAGCTTATCAACTCGAAGCGGTTGGCGCACATCTCTACCTTGGGGATCTCTTGGTTCATATCCAGCCTTTGAAGTCTTTGACGTGTTGAGGCATCTCTCGATACCCCCGGCAGTGCTCAAGGAAGTGAGCCACAAGGTCAGGGATCAGCTTGTCAACGTAGGGCGCGTCTTTGCACCAGATGGTCAGCAGTTTCTGTTGGCCATGGGTCAACCCATGATCATCACTGATTAGATCTAACCACTCTCTAGTGATCTGCATGTAGACCTCTGGTGGTGAATGTTTGAGCAAAGCGTAGCCTAACCGTGGTCAAGACCAAAGTTCGCTCTACGCCTCGACGATCCTCTGTATGGAGCCAGTCGTCGCTTACGCTATCCCAGACTTGTTTCAACCGCCCGGTTCTAGGAATTCGCCCACCGCCCCCGCTCTGGCTTGCTCGTGTAACGGGGTTATTTAAGACTCCACCATCGACGTGCCGCATGGTGTCCGAGTCGACGAGCAAACGCACAGACGTAAAAAAGCCGTTACTACTGCCCTCGGTGGAAACCCTGCGGAATGAACCAAGGGCGAAGGCATGAGTAACGGCTCTAATCTGTCGCTTTCCACGGCAACAAGCGAACTGTACCACAGATTGATCAGACCGCATAGGGGTTCACTTTCCGGACCCGGCCAGTGTCGGCGTAGTCGTCCTCGTCCCATGTGTCGTCAGGCAGAGGGTCGATGTCCAGCCAGCCAGCGTCACGCAGGTAACGCAGGGCCTGCGTGCAGGCGTCCACGAGGTCGTCGTGGGTGGTCTCGGGGAACGAGCAGATCTGGGAGACGAAGCCCTCGGCCCAGTCCTTGACGTAGCCCTTCCTGTTGTCCGACTCGGGTATCCACACACGGCCTCGGGCGATGACGTTGGACACGATGTTCAGGCGTTGGAGCTTGTCGGCCCGCCCCGGGTTGTAGGCGCGGACGGGCAGGTGGGCGCGTTGCAGGTCTTGTATAAGACTGATGCCCGCCGACTTGTCCTCGATCAGCAGCAAGTCGACGCGCTTGCGGTCCTTGCCCTCACCGAAGACGGTCTCGTACTCCTCGATGACCTTGGGGCGCAGGTCGGGGTACATCATGCGCTCTTGCCAGCAGTCGATGATCATGGCGCTCATGGGGCCGTCCTGCGGCTTGAACACGCCGAACGTGATGCAGGCCGTCGGGTCGTTCTGCGCCTTCTCTGAGGTCGCAACGTCGTAGCTTTGGAGGATGTACTCGAACTTCGGGAAGGGCTGGCCTGCTGGCCAGAGCTTGAACATATCCCTTTTGACGATGCCGCCTTCCTCCGGGTCAATAATTTCGGCGTAGATCTCCTGCCGCCCCAGCTTGGTCCCCTCGTAAGCGAGGATCTGTTTCCTGAAGTTGTCGGACAGGTTGCCAAGGTTGGCATAGGTCGAGGCGGTGGTCACCACCACGTCGTCGCCCTCGCGGCCCATCAGCTCAATGATCAGGTCCTTGGGTCGGGGCGTGGTGGTGCAGATCATGCGGGTGCGCTTGCCCAGTCGCATGCCGAACTGGATCTGCGCCCATGCCTCATCTATATAGTCCCACGCGGCCAGCTCGTCGCACCAGCCCCCATGGAACTGCGGCCCCCTGAAGCGCTCAGGCTCGGATGCGGGTATACCCTTGATCAGGCTGCCATTCGTCAGGCGCAGCTCGTGGGCGGTCTTGTTGTAGTCGGCCACCAGCGACTTGGGGATGACGGTGATCAGGCCGCTGTCACCCTCAAAGCAGGTGGCCCGGA